AGCTTGCGTATCTATCTTACTCTTGACGACACTCTAAAAATTGTAAAAGCGAGGGCTGGGAGTGCTTCGGGGTCGTCATATGCTCAGATTGATGTTAGCAGTTTATACAATAGCGGTTATACCGCAGGAGAAGATTCGGTTACACTTTCCACATCAGGATGGATGAATGGAGCGAATGTTGTAAATGCAAGCAATGGAGAAAGTGAAAGAATCACTCTTCCTTCTTTTTCCTATTCCGGTGGAACGACATTTGATTCGTCTCATGTAACTACTGTTTATTTTACAACCGAGAGCGTTACGGGGCCAGTTCTAAGTGTTGATATTGATGCATCAAGCCAATATACAGCAGGTTTTAATGCAGGGAAAAATGGTGTTACACTTTCCCAAGGCGGATGGGTGAACGGCTCTAATGTTGTAAGTGCATCTAATGGGGAAACGGAAACGGTAAGTCTTCCGTCTTTTAGCACATCAGGAGGCGACACATTTAATTCGTCTCACAAAACTACTGTATATTTCTATACGGCAAGCGTGACGGGGCCGTTAAAAAGTGTAGAAGTAGATGCTTCTTCCCAGTATACAGCTGGATGGGATGCTGTCGCATTTGACGACTTCACGATTGCCTCCGGGAAGATAACCGCAAACATCAAAAACGGGAAGTCTAAGAACCTTACTATAGCACAAACTCAAGCCTCGTGGGACTACACGGCAAAGACCAAGGCCGTAACCATAAAAGCCGGAGGCATAGAAGTTCTTGCGTTTGATGTTGATGGAGCCAATATGTGGAACCATGGAGGACAGACAGCCTATGTGAACAAAACCGATCAAACACTCGGTGTTGCCGCAAGTATAACTGTATCAGCAAGGTATACCAACGCGGCAGGGAATGATTCGGCATCATCTGCATCAAATGCAAGTTGTACAATAACAGCACCAACGCCTCAGCCTGTTATTGATTTTTCGGAACAGGATAACACGAACGGTACTTGCAAAATTATGGCTTACGAAAGTGGATATAAGGACACTTATCATTCTGCCAAAGTGACCTTGAGCATAGATACATCTGCATCTTGGTCAAGTGGGAAAAAGACCATTACCTTGCGCGGTGGTGGTACGCCATTAGGCGCAAAAGAAATATCTATGCCGGGCACAGCGTCTTGGAAATGGAGCAATCCGGCACAGGCATATGTGCAAGCATCGGTTACAATTGGCGGTAAAACATACACTGCAAGCAAGAAGATAGACAGCGGATGGTTGTAATAAAGTTTTATACGAATATCAGTTGAAAATTTGATGTTGTTGCTGTAAACTATAATTATCACATTGGAGGAGGGGAAAAGGATCATGGAAGAAAAAAAGTTCACGCAGGGCCAGCTTGTTATGGCATTTGCGCCAGTCATGAGGTTAAACGCGCAGTCTATCAGTCGGGAATACAGCAAAAAAATTTATCAGCTCAAAAAGACGCTTGAATCTGTTCTGGAATACCAGCGGCAGGAAGAAGAAAAATTGCTGGAAAAATATGGCGGTCACGTTGAGCCGGATAATGTTACGGTAAGCTTTAGAGGAGATGATGAAGAAGAAAAGCGTAACCGTATGACAAATTACGCCAAGGCAAGGAAAGAGCTTCTCGATACCGAAAGTGTTGCCGAAATCACACCTTTTATTATTCCGAAAGATGTCCACGTAGAAATTAGCGGTGAAGACATGGAAAAGTTGGAAGGAATCATTACTTTTGAGTGAGGAGGGCAAACATTGAATTATCAAGATTTTGTTGATCTTGTCCGGGAAACTATCGTGGGATACGTTAGCCGGAGATATGGCGAGACATTATCCATTGTTGATGTTAACGTTATTTGGAACGGGCAGTTGATTAATACTAGGAGAGCGGTTGCACTTGCCGGAAACAGAATCTACATGGTCACTTATGAGGATAGTGCGTTTACTGTACAACCGTACGTAAAGGACATCAAGGAGGTTTAAAAATAATGGCATGGTCAACACCCACATCACAGAGCCTTGGAAGCACGTACACAACCACGCAGACGCTTAACGGGGTTGATTTTACGATTACTGTCCAAACCAACAATAAACGGGCGAATTATGTTAGTATTTCTGCATCTGCCACGACTAGTGATGCAAAAACAGCAAATGCAACAACAAATGCCATTAATGCTCTCATTACTGCGTTACAGACTTTGGTTGATGACAATGCTGGAACGGGTTCTGGAAAAGCGTTCTAAATGGAGTGATTGCCTATGATTTCGGCATTACATTTGCTTTGGATTGTGCCTGTTAGTGTGTTTCTTGGGATATTGTTAGTCGCGCTTACTACTGGTGGAAGATAATAAAGGGGAAAATTATGATAGGTCAGGAATTGGCTAAACTCGCAATGGAGATATTGCCTTTAAAATGGGGCTATATCTACGGTCAGGCTGGCGCAATGTGGACGGCGGCGAAACAGAAAGAGCTAGAGCAGACAACAGCGGAAAAATTTGAAGCGGGGCGCAGATATGGCGCCAAGTGGATCGGGCACAATGTCGCTGATTGTTCGGGATTGGTTTTATATTTGTGTAAGCAGTTAGGATTTTCTGTCCCTCATGGGAGCAATTCCATCTGGCGGGAATGTCTGAGCGAAAAAAGGATAATTGGAGCAAAGGACATTCCTGCTGGCGCGCTTGTTTTCAAGTTGAGGAATGGAACAGATTACTACCACGTTGGTGTGTATGTTGGCGGTGGTAAAGTTGTGGAAGCAAAAGGCACTCAGGCCGGAGTTGTAGAATCTGATTTGAGTACATGGACTCATTATGGATTGCTGAAGCAATTGAACTATTCAGGGGCTGAAGAAAAAGACGAATCATTGAAAGGCGGTTCCGCTGTTGTAGATGTGCCTAACAATGGCACCGTAAATGTTCGAGAAAGTCCGGCTGGTAAAAAGGTGGATGTACTTAAAGAGGGCGAGAAATGCGAAGTTATGAGCGTTTTTACCAGTGGTGCGGATGTTTGGGCGAAAGTGGAATATAAAAGGGTTGGTTACATTATGGCAAAGTATCTCCGCAATGATTGAAAGCGGAAAAACGCGATGCTATAATCCTTTCGCAAGATTGATGAAAGGTTGTGTATGATGGTGCCGGAGTGGATTTCTAAATATTGGGTTGAATGGGTTTTCGGCCTGATTGCGGCGAGTATTGTTGCTTATTGTCGGCACATTGCCGCACAGGTCAAGAAAGAGCGAGCAGAACAGAAAGCGCTCCGGGACGGGATGCGCTCATTGCTCAGACGGCAGATTATAGCAGATTGCGAACACGCAATCGCTGAAGGATATTGTCCGACAGCAACAAAGGATACAATTGAAGATATGTATCAGAGTTACCATGCATTGGGCGGGAACGGGGTTGTAACTGGTCTGAAAGATCAGACAATGAATCTATCAACTGTTAAGGGGGAAACAGATCATGATTGATTGGAAGAGCAAACTCACAAGCAGGAAATTCTGGGCGGCTATTTGCGGCTTCGTTACTGGTGTTATGTTGGCTTTTAAGGTGGATGCACAGACGGTCGAAACGGTTTCTGGCGTGATTATGGCAGGGGCTTCCGTGATTGCGTATATTATCGGGGAAGGGCTGATTGATGCGGCAGGGGCGGCGAACAATACGCCTTCAATTATTCCCATTGATATGAATATGATTAAAAAAGAAGATGAATCCGCAGATGTGGAAGAGGTACAATCCTAATCCTGCGGGGCGCAGTGTTGGCGATTGTTCTATAAGGGCAATCGCCAAAGCTCTTAATGTGGACTGGAAGCGGGCTTTTTCGCTCATTGTCAGCAATGCCTATCAAATGGCAGATATGCCAAGTTCCAATAGCGTTTGGGGAAGCGTCCTTTTTCAAAATGGTTTCAAACGTTCGGCAATAGAAAATAATTGCCCGGATTGTTACACGGCGTCAGATTTCGCGGAGGATCATCCAAAAGGGATTTATGTTTTAGGGTTCGGAAATCATGTGGCTACCATCGTTGATGGTGTATTATATGATTCTTGGGACAGCTCGCAAGAGATACCGCAATATTATTGGTATAAAGGGGAGGATTGACAATGCCGTATAATAGTTATTTCCCGGTGGGTTATCAGACAATGCAACCGTACTATCAACAGCAGTACCAGCCGCCGCAGGTGCAAAACGTTCCTCAGATACAACAGCAACAGCAACAACAGAATCAACAGGTGGCGCCGCCTATGCAAAGTAGCATTATCTGGGTTCAGGGCGAAGCAGGGGCTAAATCGTATTTGGTCGCGCCAAACACTACGGTTCAGCTTTGGGATTCAGAACGGCAGACGATTTATATCAAGTCAGCAGATGCGAGCGGGATGCCGTCAATCAAGACGCTTGATTATACGATTCGGGAAATGCCACAGAATAACGTTTCTTTGGGGCCTGATTTCGATTCTAAGGCGTTTGCGACTAAAGAAGAGGTAAACGCATTAGCTGAGCAGATAAACGCCTTAAAAAGCAATTTAGACGGCATTTCTAAGCGGTCTGCCGGAAGGCCCAGAAAAGAGGTTGAAGAAGAATGAGCAATCCGCTTTTTCAGATGTTAGGCGGCGCAATGCCAAGCGGCTTAGGAAACATGGGGAATATGATTCAGCAATTTCAGCAGTTTAAAAACAATTTTAGAGGGGATCCCCGGCAACAGGTACAACAGTTGCTTAATTCTGGTCGGGTCAGTCAGCAACAATATAACCAAGCTGTACAGATGGCAAATATGCTCCAGAATATGATGAAATGAAGGGTAAAGTATAAAAAAATAATAGATATTGATTGATTGTTTTCCGTCAAGTGTACATAGACGGATAGCAATATATTTTTATTGAAAGAGGGTTTTTATTATGGCATTGACTGATGAAAATGGCGGCGGCATCCCGGCTACTATGCTTGTCGGACCTACTGGTTACGGTGGTGGAATGCCTTATCCTGTATATCAGGGCGGCGGCGGCAACAGCGGCGGCTGGGATCAGGGGAATGGTTGGTGGATTATCCTTCTTTTCATCCTGCTTGCTTCCGGTAATTGGGGAAATCAGCAGAATGGCGGCGGTTGGGGCAACGGCCAGCCTATCGTTGTAAACGATGGGAACAATTGTAGTAATGTCCAGCGCGGATTTGATCAGGCGGCTGTTATGGGCGGTCTGAATGGCATCCAGAGCGGCCTGAATGATATTCAGATGTCTCTGTGTAATGGTTTTGCTGGCGTGGAACAGGGCGCTAATGCTCGCCAGATTGCGAATATGCAACAGGCGTTTTCCGCGCAGACCGCACAGGCTCAGGGCTTTAATGCGCTACAGGCACAGCTTGCCCAGTGTTGTTGCGACAATCGCCTTGCTACCACTCAGTTGCAGGCGGTTGTACAGCAGGAAAACTGCGCTGATCGGGCGGCGGTTGCTGATGGTATTCGGGACATTATTGTTAATAATACGGCGAACACTCAGCGGATTCTTGACCAGCTTTGTCAGGACAAGATTGATGCCAAGAACGAAACGATTGCTCAGCTTCGTCAGGAACTCCTGTTTGCTCGCGGACAGGCGTCTCAGGATGTGCAGACGGCGGCTATCCGTACTGGACAGGCTACTACTGCCAATCAGCTGATTGCAGAAATGCGCGCTTGCCCCGTCCCGTCTATGCCCGTATACGGCATGACCCCGATTTTTAATTGCCCCCAGAATAACGGTTGCGGTTGCGGTTGTGGCGCCGCTTAAGGGGTGATAGCATGGCAGAATATTTGACCATGGATGTGGTTGAAAGCGTTGCGTTGAATGCACCTATCCCGTTTGTGGACTCTATTCCTTGTAACCGTGGGTATGTTTTTCATCAGAGCGGAACGGGAATTTTTGTTCTGCGCGGTATCACCAATAATTGTTTTGCCAGATATGACGTTGAATTTACCGGAAATATTGCAATTCCGGAGGGTGGAGCGGTAACGCCCATTGCTACGGCGATTGTTGTTTCTGGCGAAGCGCGGGACGGTAGCAGGAGCATTTTTAATCCTGCGGCGGTGGATGAATACGGAAACGTTACCAGCCGCGCCACGGTGGATGTTCCGAAGGGATGTTGTTTTACCGTTTCTGTTGAGTATGTGAACGGGACAGTAAACGATCCTGCAACAGTCCCCACACCGCTTATCAATGTTGTGGACGGCAGTCTGAAAATCTCCAGAACCGCATAAAAGGGGGTGAGAATTATGCACGAACTTTATGAACTTAAAGAAAAGCTGATGAAAGAGCTTGGCGAATATGCCCAGAATGGGAAGTATTCTAAAGAGGATGTCGAAACCATTAAATATATGGCTTCGGCGGTAGACCATATTTGCAACATTGTCGAAAGAGCCGATGATGAAGAATATTCCCAGCGCGGCGGTTATGCTTATGATGATGGCAATCAGGGCGGCAACATGGGCGGCAATCGTGGCGGTGGCTATTCTCGCAACATGGGCGGTTCTTATCGCGATGGTCGCGGAAACAGCTATGCCCGTGGCCGTGGCTCAAACGCTCGGCGCGACAGCATGGGAAGATATTCCAGAACGGGCGATCCCGGCGAAATGGTAGAACAGCTTGAAGATCTGATGCATGATGCTCCCAATGAGCAGATCAAACAGCAGATTAAACAGCTTGTCCAGCAGTTGGAACAGATGTAATTGAAAGAAGGGGAGCGGCACATGATAACAAAACAGGATCTGCTTGAAGCAATTGCTGAATGTCATGGTGTCCGCTCCCCTAATGCAAATACGGCTATAAAGTTGGCGGCATTTTACACGATTCTTGATCATCTGGACGATAACGAACAGCCAGCCGAAACGGCGGTTGATTCGATACCTCAATATTCGTTTTCTATGGGCGATTCTGACACGGTGCATATTGAAAGCGAAAGCGAGTTTGCCAAGGTGATCGAAGGCCGTCCGCAGAGCGAAATCTGGCCTGTTATGGATGAACTAATGACCATTGTCAAAGTGATGAATGAAAAATTATATAATGGTGTTATTCGCAAATTATCGCGTTAACAATCTGAATTGTATTATTTGACAAATATTTGTCAATCTCCGTCAGTTGGGGCCTCAACTGGCGGTTTTGTTGTTGAAATGGTAAAATACGGGCGTTTCTAATGGCGTTTTCGGGCAAATCAATTCTAAGGTGGTTCTCTTGCGTTCTAATGTGGGTGTTTTTGTTGGTGTGTATTTATTCATTGAAAGTTTCAGAGGGGGCTTCTCGCGAAAATCGGCCAAAAACGTGGTAAAAATCTTGGACAAATTTTACATTATGATTCTTTCGCGTTCTAAGGCGGTTCTCAGCGTGTCTAAAATTGGGTGGGTATTTGTTCATTGGAAGATCGAGAAGGGGGTTCTGCGCGATTTTGGGGTCTTTTCATGGTCGGTTCTGTGGACATAATTTACATTGTCAGAATTGGACGATTTCAGTAACATATTGAACAATACAAATTTTTGACATATTTTTATATTAAATCAAATATAATTGTTTAAAATTAGTTTGAAAAACAAATAATTTTATAAAACATTATTGGATCAAATACAATTTAATTCAATAATATTTATCAAAATTATATTGTTTTAAATATTATTGATTAAAATATTATTTTGTAAATTATAATTTCATAAAATGCAGATTGTCAAAATTGTAACAATTTATATTTTATCAAAGAGTGTGTTGTCAAATTAAGATTGTTAAAAAGTTGACAATATTTGTTGTTGACATATTGTGTAAGTGGTGATACTATCTTTTTGCTTCAGAAATGAAGCGCCGCACATTATAAATTAAATAGGAGGAAATCAGGATGGCTTGGACTTTTGCGGATGCTGTGAACCTCGCTTGTCAGATGTATGAAAACGGAGAAATCCGTTTCGATGATCTGGACAAGGTAGCCACGGAATTGTGGCAGGAGATGCAGAACGACAATTGACCGACACGCCGAGCCGGGGCGGCTAATCCCCGGCAGAAAGGGCGAACGATGGAACGAATTAAGGAATTAACCGCTGGATGGTTTGGACGGTTGAATGATCTTGTGAATTGTATCAAAGATGCTGGGTATAGTGTGGAAGATGCAAACATGGAATATATAACCGCATGGGATGACAACGACAATTTCTACACGTTATATCTTGGAGGAACAGAAAATACTATTGTTGTTGACAGAATCACGAAAGAAACAATCTGAAAGATTGAACGAAAGGAACGAAAGAAAATGTCTATTAATGAAGTTATGAAGATTGCAACAGATGGAATGAACACGGCACAACGGCAGGAAGAAAAAGAACGGCGCGTTGAGGTTGTAGGAAGAATTAACAAAATCATTGAAAAGATAGCTGGATGCGGTGCGGACAAGTCAAAACAGCGGAGATATAAAAAACAGTTGGAAACAATCAAAGCAGAGGAAAGCGGATGGCTCAAACAGGTTGCTTGGTTTATGTATTGATAGGGGGCGTTTGAGATGGCAAAGATTATTGATGTGTTCAAGGTCGGATCATGGGAATATGAGCAATTAAGGATAGCGGCCGAAAAGTTGACGGAGAAAAGTCCGAACGGATATAAATATTATTTGGGCAATACTTATCTTGATTTCGGGCGTGGTTTTAGGTGGACAACCATACTCTGTGACCGTGGTACTGGTCAGGATTGGGACGAATACCAAGCAATTACACCCGCACAACAGGAAGAGATTATTCTTTCAAATGATCTGGATGCGACAACAGATAGCTTGATTTATTGGGGGAACGTAAAATGATGTTACAAAGTTACGCTGTTACACGGAAAAACATGATGTTTATATGTGAATTAAAATAAAAAATATTTTATTCGCATATATATAAAGAAAGTATGTGTAACATTGTAACATTGTAACAGTATATCTCAATATATTAATTTATAATGGTTTGCAGGTTTTTGAAAAATTACAAATGCAAAAATCAGTTTGTAACGGTGTAACCGATGGAGGGTTGAAAGATGAAAGACCAGAAAAACAGGGATGTTCTCACCCGGGTTTATAGGTTGGTGGAAAAGTTTGAAGTGCCGCCTAAAATCATTTATGAAGATGAAGCGGGAAAATATTTTGATGAAGCATTGAAAGATTGTAAAGAGATCATAGAAGAATTCCGAGGAAACCAATTTGCATGGTCTTTGTGTATGGGCGTATATGAAGCAATTGGCGAAAGGTTTAAAGCGGCAAATGAATTTCCGTTAAAAGATCGGAGAACAGAGCCAGTACAAGAAAGATTTATTTGATGGGAGTTGAAAAAATGGTTGTTTACAGATACGCCACATTATTAAGAGAACCGGGGCCGGGGGCGGTTCCTCGTGATGGGTTGATTGATTGCGGATACACAAAAGGAAAAACGCCATCAGGGCGTAATTGTTGGGGGTGGGTGGAATATAACAGGAAATTAACAGAGGAAGAGATTTCTCACTATGAATTGGAATATGTTATTGAAATTGATATAAAAAATTTCGCAGGGTAAGAAAAGTCTTGATAAATATCGGGATTGTGCTATAATAATTGACGGGAACAGGAAACGACCAGCGTTTTGGCGGTAGGCGTTGGTGCGTGGGATTCCTCCTGTCAGGCGGGTGACTGGGAGGTCATGAGGTTCTCTCCTTTCTCGATTGTGGCATTTTCGGATGCCACAATTTTTTTATTAATTTTAAAAAAAGTTATTGACATATTACACAATATGGTGTACTATCTTGACCGTGGTCAGGAGATCACAGAACGAGTGAACGAACGGAACGAACGGAGGTTAGAACAATGGCAAGCAAATTTAGCTGGTACACTCCCGAAGAATGGATTGATATGTGGATTTCGGACAAAAAGTGCATGACCGCAACGATGATTCAGAATATGGCTGATGACCTCGGCGCGGGTTATGACATTGGCGGTGATTGCATCAAACGGCAACGGGCAGAAATTGAAGCGTATGAGGCTGATTGGCAGAAAAAAATGATGGATTTCGCGGCGATGGATGAAAAGACAGCTGGACGTTGGTGCTTCTACGATATGAAAAAGCGCGGTGTGATTGAATAAAAAAATAGCCCTCCCGGCCGGGCAAAAGACCGGGAGAAAGGAAATATAATGAAAGTTATTGAACGTAATAATTTGATTAAAGAATTAAAAAACATTGCAAATTTATTTAAACAAATGACTCAAGTGGCGATTGATAACCATGATATTATCAATACGCACATTTTAAAAGGATATGGTAATATTATTTATCAAACAATAGCATTTCTTGAAGCAGAAGAAAAATACATTTTGAAAGAAGCAGATGATGAAAAAACGTAAAGAACATGCCCAGCCGCCCGGGCAAAAGGGCGGCAAAATTTCCTAAAATTTGTTGTTGACATATTGAACAAGATGTGATACTATCTCACCAGTGGCAGGGGCCACGAACGAATGAACGACATGAACGGAGGAACAAAAAAAATGGCTATGAGCAATGTGGAAATCATCGACCGGGCGAAGCAGGAACTTTTCAAGGCTGGATTGTTGAAGGGAACCGGACGGATGTTTGAAGCGGTGGATGGCGAAGGAAACCTGATCATGGTGCCTGAGATTGAACAGATTCACACCTTCAACGGGTGGAAAGAGTTGGGATACAAGGTCAAGAAAGGCGAACATTCCCGGATCCGGTTTTCGATTTGGAAATTTTCCTCAAAAGAGATTGAAAACGAGGACGGGAAGAAGGAAAACAAAACTTCAATGTTTCTGAAAGAAGCTTGTTGGTTCACCCGTGATCAAGTGGAACTCATGAAGGGAGCCACGGCATGATGTACAGAGGGAAACACGCAAAGCCGCTGATAAATTTGCGGCGGCTTTGCGAATATTTTTCCATGGTGGGTATTTGGTGCATCTGGTCTTTGGTTTTGTTTGCGGTGTGGTGGTTTATGTAGGCGGTTACGGGTGAACGGTTGAACGATTGGAGGGGTTGCAATGTTCGGATATTATACAGGGTTCATCTAAAAAGGGGGTTGCGTTGTGGGCACTTATGGCAATTGGTATACCAGCCAGAATTATGACAGATTGAGCATTTTTCTTCCGAAGGGATCGCGGGAAAAGATTAAAGCGGAAGCAAAGAAAAAAGGGCTGTCAATTAATGAGTTTGTAAGAAGTTTTTTACCGAATGAGTTGTTTTCAGAACGAATTTACAAAGGAAAGAGGGAAACGAAAAATGATCATTCCGGGAATAACGGTAAAGTCTGAACCAGAACAGAAACACGAGTTCGGCGTATGGGCGTTTGAGAATGAGAGGACTTTTTATCCAACTTGCTCCGCTTGCGGCGGGTGGTATATTGGACGGCCTACATATTATTGCCCGAATTGTGGGGCGTTGATGCATAATCAATATGATGCTGACAAACAGTATGAGAAAGTTCTGCGGGAGGTTACGGAAAATGTCGGATTTTGAATTGGAAGTTCTGAACGAAGAAAAAAACGAAGGTGGACAGGTTGCGGAAGGTTGGAAGATTGAAAATGATCAACAGGCTGATTGGGCGGTGAAGAAAATCAAGGATTCAAAGGCAGATCTTGAACGTTGGGAACAATATTATACCAACATGATTGAGAAAGTCAGGATGAACACTCAGAATACCGTTGATTTTATGACGGCAAAACTGGCAGAATTTTTCCAGACCGTACCACACAAGGAAACAAAGACAATGGAAAAATATCCTCTTCCAAGTGGCGATTTGGTGTATTCAAAGCCGAAAGAGGTGTATGCTCATGATGATGATACGTTGCTTAATTGGTTGAAGGAAAACGGGTTGTCTGAGCTTGTAAAGGTCAAGGAAAAACCGGATTGGGCAGGATTCAAGAAAAGGCTTGTAAAGGGTTCTGATGGCGTTCTCTGCGATTCTGAAACTGGTCTTGTGTGCGATGTTGTGACTTGCGAAATTGACCAAGGCGGGTTTGAGGTGAAAGCGTGAGAAAAAGAAAATACGAATTGGACGAATACGGCATAGAAAGATTGAAATACCACATTTTACGGCGAGCCTATCAGGATTATTATGAATGCTGTTTGTTCGTCAGGAAATTGCCACGGCGCCCATTAGTGAAGGAAGAAAGAGCGAGAACGGGCAAGAAAAAACGAAAAATGACGGATCATGAATTTCATTTGTGGCTTGTTGCTCGTGAGTATGACAGAAGAGCAAAAAAACGCGATTTGTTGAGATTCTTTTCTTCGGAATGGTATTATTTGTTGTCTGAACGGCAGGACGAAGATTACCGGGGCGGCATACAGGAAATATTAACTGTGGTAGAGATGAAGAGAAAAAAAGGTTTACCATTGTTTGACAGCAGGTATAACGATTTAGACGAAAGCGAGGAATGAACGAAATGGCTATTCCGGTGTTGATTTTGGGGGAAAGCGGAACTGGGAAAAGCGCAAGTCTTCGAAATTTCCAGAAGGGGGATGTTGCGCTTATTAATGTGGCAGGAAAGCCGTTGCCGTTCCGGTCAGAGTTGGGCGCGATTGTAACAGATGATTACGGAAAAATCACTGATGCATTGTTGCGGATGAAAACACCATCTGCGGTTGTGGATGACGCACAATATTTACTCGCCAATGAGTTTATGCGGCGGTCTGGGGAGTTGGGGTTCCAGAAGTTTACGGACATGGCAAAAAATTATTGGACATTGATTGCTAAGACAGTCGCAAAGGATATGCCAGCGGATAAGATCGTTTATTTCCTTAGTCATATTGAACGGGATCAGAACGGAAACGAGAAAGTAAAAACAATCGGGAAATTGTTGGACGAAAAGATCACGGTTGAAGGGCTTTTCACTATCGTATTGAAAACTCATGTAGAGGATGGGAAATATACTTTTTTCACTCAGAACAGCGGTTCGGACACGGTAAAAAGCCCTATTGGAATGTTTGCAGATTTGCAGATTGACAATGATCTCAAAATGGTAGATGATATTATCCGGGATTATTATGGAATAAAGATCGAACACAAAGAAGAAAAGAAAGAAAAGGAAGGTAAAAACGAATGATTAACTACAACGGAGAATTTGAAAGCAAGAAAGATGTTGCAATTTCCAACCTGCCCGCTGGTGCGTATGTGGGAAAAATCCTTGGCGCAAAGGTAGAAATGCAAAATATAGGCGGTCGGGATATTGAGCGTCTTATCATCCAGCTTGATGTGGTGGAAGGTGAATATACTAATCATTACCAGAAAATGTACGAAGCGGCGAAAGGTGGCCAGTATCCGGCAAAATACAAGGGTGTTCTTCGGTTGAATATCCCCAAGGCGGGGGATCAGTACGAAAGCATGAATAAGCGGATTATGCAGGGCGCGGCTTGGGCGTTGGAGGAATCGAACAAGGGTTATCATTGGGACTGGGATGAAAGCAAGCTAAAGGGCCTTTATGTTGGTTTCTCGGTGCGTGAGGCTGATTATCTGATCGAAGATGCGGAAGGGGTCAGAACAGGCACCACGACTGAGATTGTGCGGCTCGAAAGTGTGCAGGAAGTCAGGGAAGGAAAGACCAAGCCCTGCAAAAAGCGCGAATTGAAGGAAGAACAGAAACGGAAACTCGAAGAAAGTAACCGCAATGTAGAACAGGGATTTACTGCAGTAGAAACGGACGAATTGCCGTTCTGATGATCGTGGCGGCGGCGGTAGGGTCGGCTATTGCCGCCGCCTTTGTTTTGGAGGGTTTGCAATGGTAGTTTTAGAGGACACGCGCCAGCAGGAGGGAAAACACAAAAACATAGAGAATTATTTTTCTAAGGCCGGGATTCCGGTTGAAAGGTGTTGTCTATATGTTGGTGATTATGCCATTGCAAATGACCAATCTCGGGCGGTGGATACAAAACAGGATGTTCTGGAAATTGCAAAGGACATTATGTCTTCAGACCATGAACGGTTTGCGAGAGAATGTAAACGCGCGCAAGACGCAGGGATTAAATTGCTTGTGTTGATTGAAGAAACGCTTCCTGACGGTGGTCTTGTCAATTGGAAATCGCCGAAAGATGCAAGGGGAAGGGCGTTATCTACGATTAAAGGGGAATCATTGCGGCGAGCTATGATGACCATGACTGTAAAATATGGTGTACGGTTTCGGTTTTGTGATGCAAGGCAAACGGGGCGAATAATTGCCGAGTATCTAGCGGAAGGGGTATTGCCATGATGGACACGGCAACGGCAATAAAAGAAGCAGTCACTTGCCGCCAATTTGCGGATTACATAGGGTTGTCGGTTAATCGGTCAGGTTTTGCGGTTTGTCCATTTCATGGAGACAAAGACGCAAGTCTGAAGATATACAAAGGCGGGCGCGGTTGGTGTTGTTTCGGATGCCACAAGGGCGGGGATGTTATCAACTTTGCTAGTTTATATTATGGGTTGGGGTTCAAGGACACTTTGCAACGGTTGAATGATGATTTTCACCTTGGGATCATTCAGACGGCATCGGAAAAGGCGCCAAATGGCGTTCTAACGGCGGTGCAGATCGCGAAAAGGAAAGCGGAAAGGAGAAAGCAAGAGCGGCTTAGAGCGGCCTTAGAAGTGCGCTATTGGGGTGCCTTCGATAAATGGATTGACAATGAACGAAAAATACAAGATAATGCTCCCAAGTCATTTGGAGAGGATTTCTCACCCGCATTCTGTCAGGCGTTGACAGAAAGAGAAAATCTCCGCGAGCGGCTAATAGATTTGGAAATGGAGAGAACAACCAGCCATGAAAAATGATGTTGTCAGCCAAGAAGCAATTCAGGCGTTTAAAGAAGCCATTGCTTGTTTTGATTATTCGGATTTTGTTGAGGGGGCTGAACCGTATGAATTGTTGGATGATTCAGCGGTTAATCAGGAAGCGCGGCTCCGGTTTGGTCAGATATTAGAAAAGAGGGCGCAACAATGCGGCGTTCCAATCCGTATGGTGCGTTCGATTATGAAAGAACGGGAAGCGGCAAAGCCTAAAGCTCGTCAGGAATTGACAAGCGGCGTTTTTAATTTTGAAGGTCAACCGATTATTTTGCAGTCGGGTAAATATATTCAGCAAAACAATCTTATATGTGTTGAAGATAAATTCGGTTTGGAGGTTGTCTGTCCTCACCCGATTATACCGACAAAAAGATATGTAAATATAGACACGGGGACGGAAAGCCTTGAAATTAGTTTCAAAAGGGAATATTGGAAGTCTATCATTGTTGAGAAAGGAAAGCTTGCGAGTGCCAGCACGATTGTCCAGCTTGCGGATCATGGAATCAGCGTAACAAGCGAGACTTCCCGACAGATGGTGAAATATATTTCCTATATTGACGATTTGAACAGGGATATAATTCCAATCGAACAAATGAGTTCTCACCTTGGGTGGATAAATGAAACGGATTTTGTGCCTTATATTGATGGTGTGAAATATGACGGTCAAGGGCAATTCCAACAAATGTTTAAAACAATAGGCACTCATGGAGATTATGAGAAATGGCTTGACACGGTAAAAGCAATCAGGGCGGCGGGAAGTGTACAGGCGCGGCTTGTGATGGCGGCAAGTTTCGCTTCGGTGTTGTTATCACGGTTTGACGCTTTGCCGTTTTTTGTCCATTTGTGGTCGGCACAATCTGGAACAGGCAAAACCGTAACAATGGAGCTTGCCGCAAGCATTTGGGCCAACCCGAAGGTGGGGGCGTATTGTAGGCCGTTAAAATCAACCAATGTCGGGCTTGAACAGTTGGCTATTTTCACCTGCAATTTGCCGCTTTGTTTGGACGAATTGCAAAGCATACAGGGCCGGGGCGGGTTTGATGATATTGTCTATGCATTATGTGAGGGATCAGGAAAAACACGGGGCGCGAGAAATGGCGGGCTACGGAATTCGCCGTCATGGAACAATTGCATCATTACAACGGGCGAAATGCCAATCATAGGTTCTGGAAGCAAGGCCGGGGCTATGAATCGGGTTATCGAGATCGAAGCCAAAGGGAAGTTTCTTCCAAATGCAAAAGAGGTTCACAGGGCAATAATAACCAATTACGGGTTTGCTGGTCGGGTGTTTGTGGATGCGGTTAAGGTCCCTGAAATGATGAAGTCAATTATTGATGAACAACAGATGATATTTGATAGACTTGTAGAAAGTGGGACAGACAAGCAAGCATTAAGCGCATCTATTTTGTTGGCGGCAGATCATGCCGCAGAAAAGATTATTTTTAAAGATGGGGTTGAATTGTCAGAAAATGACATATTGCCATTCCTCAAGAGTGAAAGTGATGTTGACTCGGGGCGCAGGGCGCACGAATATTTACTAGAATGGGTTGCTGAAAATCATTCAGGTTTCATTGTTGATGATAATGTTGATGATTATCTAAACCGGACGATCCTTGGATGCATTGAAACAGATTCTGAAACGAAGAAGGCCAAAACAATATGGATCATTGGAAAGAGTTTCAATCATGCATTACAGGACGGCGGCTTTAATCCAGACAGTTATTTATCTTGGGCGCAAGGGGAAAACATCATTCAGACGGCGGCGGGGCAGAAAAAGATTGTTAAGAGGATCCCCGGAAGCGGAATAACTGCGCGGTGTGTATGCGTAAAGTTGGATGCGATGCAGGATTTTGCTGAAAGGTGGGGGACAATCATCCAAGATGCGGAGTTGCCTTGGTGAACGGTAAAAGCGGCACTTTTTGTGCCGTTTTTCATTTTTTAGGGTGTTTCTGTGGCGTTCTAAACGGTCAAAAACAGGGCATCAATTCTAAGTGCATTATCTCACGTTCTAAGGCGTATGTTGTGCAAGATGAATATTTGGTCATGTAAATTTCTGGAAGAGATTCTAGAGGAAATCAGCAAAAATCGTGGTATGAAATATGGACAAATAAGACATTGTTTAAAAAGGTTTTACAAGCGGGCAAAATTCACAAAAGAAAAATTAAAAATGGTTGTTGACATATTGTGTAATATATGGTACTATCTAACCGTGATCAGGAGATCACGAGAAGAAAGGAACGGAGGAGACGGAAACATGAAGCGGTATGAATGGCGGCTGGTAAACAATGAACTCGGTTGTTGGGAGTATTACGACATTGTGCGGCGTGAGGTTCTTATCCAGACCACGGCAATCGGTAAGGAAGTATATGAAAAGCTCGGATTTGTGGAGGGTTGAACGATGACAGCGGCTGAACGGGTTCGGATGCACATCCAGATTGAACGGGAGAACAAGCGGAAATTGGAAGAATGGAAACGGGAACAGAAAAACGGCTAAACGAAAAAGCTGACCTATCGGCGGGACGGGGAGAAAGGAAAAATTTAAATGATTAGTCCTGTATTCTGGATTTATTCGGGGGAATACGCTTTCCAGCGGGTTGGTGCGGTTTATATGGTATATGGTCGGACAGGAATTTTCCTGAAGGAATTTGACAGTTTCTTTTCTATGTGTGATTGGATCGTTGCCAATGATCATGGAAAGCACGAAAAAAGGGAGGATTGAAAAATGGATACATATACACCGGAACAGTTCACAAAAAGTCTGGTTATGCGGGGATACATGAACACTAGCAAAGCCAAGAAATATGTTTCTGATCATCCAAAAGAAACATATCAGGAAACAGATTTTGAAGACGCTTACCATTATGCAAATCAAGAGTGTATGCGGTCTGAACCTATCAAGGGTTTGACTTCGGATGGAAGGAATAAATTCGATCCTCAATATTGGGGCAAGTGGTATTAATTAGGGAAGAGGTGCAAAAAGTATGAAAAAGTATGATTTGAAACCGTGTCCTCATTGCGGCGGCAAGGCATTTCTTGAACGGCGGCACAGGGCTTTTATTAATGCAAAAACAACTACCGTTGCGTTTGTCAGGTGTACATTATGCAATGCCCGTTCTGGGCGGTTTGGCTTAGAGGAAACGGGCGGTACACGTAACCATTCAGCGGCGGCTGAACAGATGGCGGTTGATGCATGGAACAAGAGGATTGGAGGGGATGAAGAATGAGCAGAAAAACATTCTTTGTCTGGCTTGCGGCTTTGGTTGTGGCTTTCGGTGGGCTGATGTTGTGCGAAGAAATAAGGAAGAACGATTCCAGCGTTTGGGAAATGCGGTTAGAAATGGCCAATAAAAATATTGTTTGGAGCGGCGCCGGGTATAATGGGATTTATGAAAGGAGAGCGAAGTAAAATATGGACATGGAAGAACTCAAGAAAGCGTTTGAATGTTGTTTAAAAGATGGAGCTGATTGCTGGGATTGCCCTTATTATCGTGATAGTTACGCCGAGTGCCAGCAAAAATTGATGAACGGTGTAACTGAATTGCTTGAAAAGCAGGAACCCAAAAAGCCTGAATGGCGTATAGGAAGGGCGCATTGCCCGGAATGTGGAGAACTTTTCCCGCGCAAAAAAGAAACTCAATATATACGATATTGTAGTTATTGCGGTCAGGCGGTGACATGGAATGACTGACCGGGAGAAAGTCATGAGCTGGCTTGAAGGGTTGGCAGATATAGATTGGCGCCCATATCACAGTGACAGTGAAGTTAGGAATATTGCCAAAGCGGCTTTGGAGGTGTTGAAAGAACAGGAGGCTGTACCGGTTGTACAGCGCGAAGTGATGCATATGCTTGTCTGGTGTTGCGGGTCATGCGGTGTAGCTATAACAGATGGGGATAAATTCTGTAGGATGTGCGGGAAAAAGGTGAAGTGGAATGAAGGAAATAGAAACTGTCATACAGGAAATCATTGACGCTCAAAATGCTGATCCTTTTGACGCAGAAGCAACCACAGATGCATTAACGGACGCTCTTGAATTGTTGGAAAAGCAACCAGAAATAGTCCTGTGCAAGGATTGCAAGAAACGAAACCAACATCATGAATGCAAATATGGGTATCATTCTGACGATTGGTTCTGTGCTGATGGGGAAAGGAAGGTTTTGCAGGAATGAATTTAGTGGATAAAATAGCGGTGGCGATTGCACTTTTTGCCATTTTAATTTCGTTGATTGGTATTATTTTAGTTAATATGCGGTAAGGGGAATGACTGACGCGATTTTGATATTGATACTTGCGTTTTTGTTTGGTGTAATGACTGGGATGGTTATAAAATGGAGGTAGCCAACAAGTGAGCAACAGAGCGCAACGGCGAGCTGTGGCAAAAAGCCAGCAAGAGAAGTCCCGGCGATTGATGGAGAATTATTCCAGACAGCAGAAAATAGCTGGATTAATTCAGAACGGCATAACACCAGAAGATTTACGGCAGGAATACAGGAAAGGCCAAGAAGATGGATTCCGACAGGCGGGGGAGGTTATAACAAAATGCTGTTATGCTGGGATCATTCTTGCATTGCATGAAGAATTTGGTTTCGGGGAAGAACGTTGCTTCCGGGCCATAAAGAGGGTTGATGAAAAAGTCATATATGCGCTCAACCATTCGGAATTGGTGGATGAGGTGTTGGAAAAAACAGGTTTACGGCTTGAATTGGATGAACCTTTTGAACGAGTTCAAAAGAAATAGAACAAAAAAAATATACCGCCAGAAATGGCGGTTTTTTTATGTCGTTGTTTATCGTTTGTTTGACATTGTATGAACAATGTGCTAACATTGATTGCGGGAGGTGATGCGGATTGTCTGCGGTTTTCGGGTTCCGATTGCCTGACGATATGCGACAGTATTTGCAGGAAGAAGCAAAAAGGCAAAGAACAACTGTAAGCCATTATTTGATCATGTTGGTTTTGCAGGACATGGAAAAGAAAACGGAGGGGAAGGACATTGGAAAATCTGAAGATAGAATATCTTCCAGTAGATTCATTGAAGCCATATAGCAAAAACGCCCGGAAACATTCAGAGAAGGACATAAACGCAATACAGAACAGCATTGAAGAATTTGGCTTCTCTGACCCGATTGGCATTTGGTCAGATCAGAATATCATTGTAGAAGGACATGGGCGTCTCTTGGCGGCTAAACGCCTTGGAATGGATTCTGTGCCTTGTATTCGGCTGGATCATTTGACGGATGAACAGCGGAAAGCTTATGCGCTGGCGCACAATAAAACGGCTGAACTTTCAAAATGGTTTGATGAATTGCTTCAAGCTGAACTGACAGATATTGAAAATATAGACATGGAGCTTTTCGGTTTTGATCTGGATGCGGTCACAGAAAAGGAAGAGGAACCCGGAGAAGTGCCGTTTACTGAGGAATTGATGCTCACCCACAATTATATTGTTTTGTATTTTGATAACGACTTTGATTGGGAGGTTGCTCAAGAAAAATTCGGGTTGCAGAAAGTAAAGGATCTCATCCCACGGAAAGGGCAACCAACAGGCATCGGAAGAGTAATAAACGGGCGGGAGGTTCTCAAATGGCAGAGTTGAATATAACGATTCCGTCTTATAAACGTTGGGAAGATTTGCCCGGATATGATTATTTCAAAACGGCGAAATACATTGTCCCGGAAAGTCAGTATAATGATTATGTGCGCGGAAGGGACAAGAAAAGATTCATTGCAATCCCTGATTCTGAGGATGGGAACATTGTAAAAAAGCGGAATTGGATTCTCAAGAACATTCCGCGCCCGTTGATTATGATTGATGACGATGTAGATAAGCTCACCATGTGTGAGGGCGGGGAGTATTTCAAGGAACACGGTCGGGCTAAACAAATGATTCCGCTCACACCAGAGCAAGCTGAGGGGATATTTATTCAAGCGGCAAACCTCGCTTATATGTGGGGTTGCCCGATGTTCGGATTTAACCTAAATACTGACGGCAGGAATTATCAGCAGTATAAACCATTCAGCCTTACACAGCCTATTCTTGGGCCTTGTTCTGGCCATCTGGAGCATGATCTGCTTTATGATGATAAGATGGATTTGAAGGAAGATTATGATATCTCTATTCAAGCTCTTAACAAATACCGCAAAATATTGAGGATAAATAAATATGCGGTAAATGCGGCGCACAAGTCCAACAAAGGTGGTTGTGTATCTTATCGAACGTTGGAGCGAGAAGAAGCGGCTTGCAAGGCGATTGAAAAAAAGTGGGGAACGAGAATAATCCATTACAATATTGAAAAGGGCAAATACACAAGTTATTTGAATGGGATAGTCCATATTCCGATAAATGGGGTGTGATAAATGGCGAACGTTGAAAACCTTGTTCTTGGAGGTGAAGCACACAAGCTAACAGTCCAAGAACAGTCGAATGGCGGCAAGGCATCAGCGGAAGCGCGAAGGAAAAAGCGGGATCTCCGAGCGGCTCTTGAGGTTCTCCTTGAACGTGAGGTTTCGGACGGTAGCGGCGGCACGATTACAGGAGCGCAAGCTCTGACGGCAAGGCTTTACAAAGAAGCGTTGAAAGGGAATGTAAAAGCGTTTGAAGTGTTGCGGGATACTGTCGGACAAAAGCCTGTTGAAAAAGTGATTGTTGCAGATGTGGAACCGGGAATCATTGAAGAGGTTGAAAGGGCGGTGCTTGATAATGATTGAATTTGAATTGACGAGCGGTGGAAGGATATTGATTAATCCTGATACCATTATTGCCGTTACTGGTAGCAGAGGGGACAAGGGCGTTTGTTGTGTTTATACAATGGGCGCAGATGCTGAACCGTGGTATATCAAGGGGACGCTTGACGAAATAGCAAGTATGCTTTTGGCGGGTGCAAAACATTTATGACCAGACAACAGGCAATAAATTTCCTTGTAAACCGTCCGGCAGATTATGCAAGGATGCTCGGCTTTAATAAGCTGGGCTCTTTACATAATGGTTGGATAATAGACATGGTGCGCGGGAAAGATGACAAGACACTACAGGCGAGCCGTGGAACGTACAAGACTACAAGCGTTTCAATCGCTTTAGCGTTAATAATTATATTATTGCCGACCAAGCGGGTTTTGTTTATGCGGAAAACGGACAACGATATAAAAGAAGTCATAAAGCAGGTGCAAAAAATCTTGACAGACCCGCACACTCAATATTTGATAAAGTGTATTTACGGGGTTGATTTGGTGTTGACGGTACAGTCAGCCACGGAAATAAGCACAAACCTTTCGATTGACAACAAAGGGACAAGTCAGCTCATTGGTTTGGGCATGGGATCATCTATCACAGGCAAGCACTTTGACAGAATATTCACAGATGACATTGTGAATGTTCAAGACCGGATCAGCAAAGCAGAGCGCGACAGAACAAAAACAATATATCAGGAATTGCAGAACATTCGGAACAGGGGCGGCAGGATTTTTAACACGGGTACGCCGTGGCACAAGGAAGATGCTTTTACTATCATGCCAGCGGCTGAACGGTTTGATTGTTATCATCCAGAGATTCAGAAAATTATATCACGGGAAGAGTTGGAAGGAATCAGGCAGTCAATGTCTCCTTCCTTGTTTGCGGCTAATTATGAGTTGCGCCATATTGCAGTTGAAAACGCATTGTTTGAAACAGCACCTGAGTTTTTCGATAATGTGGAATTGTTGCGGGATGGAATCGCCCATATTGATGCGGCTTATGGCGGTGAGGATTACACGGCTTTTACTTGTGGAAAAAGATCTGGTGATATTCTTTACTTATATGGACGAATGTGGCATAATCACATTGACACGGTTTTAGATCGTATTCTTGCGGATTCTGAGCGGTTGCAATGCGCCCCGGTATATTGTGAGGATAATGCCGACAAGGGGTTCCTTGCGAAGGAAATTAGACAGAAAAGGCCGGGGCTTCCTGTGAGGGGGTATCATGAGAAGGAAAACAAGTACCAGAAAATCAGCGAGTATTTGCGGAAGTGGTGGCCTAACATTCGATGGTTGGAAGGAACAGACCCGGACTATCTCGCTCAGATCATGGATTATACAGAGGACGCTGAACACGATGACGCGCCGGACTCAGCGGCTTGTGTTTGCAGATTGTTTGATCGAAAGAGGTTAGACAATTATCAATCTGTTTTTGGAGGTGGGGCAATGTGATTACGCTCAAGACCTTGGAGGTTGACGGAATAGGGCCAGCAATTCATGCAATGCGAAATCCTTACGACAGTTGGGAAAAGAGCGACACAAAAACGGGCAAGATTGGCGAAAAAGATAGAGAACTTTCGGAACGTTTGAGCAATGCAGGAACGGAGCATTGTAAACATTTGCGGATGTGCCTTGTTTGGGTTGAAATTTGGGCACCGTTGTATTGGTGGAAAGAGTTCGACACTTACCGGACAGGGGTTGAAAAGCTCAGTTGTAGCACGATGCACACAATAATGAACAAGGAATTTTCGGACGCAGATTTTTCCTGTGACCATTTGGAGAAGATAGCAAAAAATCAGCTAAACGCAACCATAAAAACCATGAATGCTTACAGGTCGTATTATATGGATGAAACAGACCCGGAAAAGAAAAAGGGTTATTGGTGGCAGATCATCCAGCTTTTGCCGTCATCGTACAATCAGCGGCGAACGGTTATGCTCAGTTATGCGGCGTTGCGTCAGATATGCAAACAGCGGAAAGGCCACAGGTTGGATGAATGGCGGGATTTCATTGATTGGGCGGCGGGATTGCCTGAAAGCTGGATGATTGTTGATTAGACCAAGGAAAATGGAAGGTGGGAAGGTGGTTAAATGTATCAGGGGACTACACCTGCGTTAAAGCTCAAAGTCGAAGGGGCAGATTTGACCGATAAAACGGTTTTTGTAACTATCCAATGCGGGAATTATATATTAACAGAAACAGGGGATTCATTGGCGGTTACTTATGTGGATGATTACAGCGTGGTTATTGTCAGGTTGTCGCAAAGGGAAACTCTTATGATGAAAAAATTGGAAGCAGAAGTGCAAGTAAGGTTCATTGATTCAAGCGGTTTCGCTGATGCGACAAACAAAGCAAAGTTTAATGTAAAAGATTCGTTGTATAAATCAATTATCAAATATTCAGGAGGTGAGACGGATGAGCCAACTAACGGTTGAGGATTTTGTAGAGTTGAACCTTACGGTGGAAGAAAGGAAGATCATTGAAGCCGTTTCGCCCATTGTCAGTTTGGAACGGACAGAAGGCGGGGCCTTGATTATCATAAAAGATGTGAAGGGCACTCACCAAGTCCTACTTTATGACGGACAACAGGGTGCCCAAGGCGAAAAAGGCGAAAAGGGGGACAAAGGGGACAAAGGCGAGACTGGCGATGTAGGCCCTCAAGGGCCACAAGGAATTCAGGGGCCAAAAGGGGACACGGGCGAAACCGGGCCTCAGGGAATTCAGGGCGAGCGTGGGCCTCAGGGAATTCAGGGGAAACAGGGTCCGCAAGGCGAGCAAGGAATCCAAGGCCCACAGGGCGAACAGGGCGAGACTGGGCCGAAGGGTGATAAGGGCGATCCGGGAGAAGTCACACAAGCAGAATTCGACATTGCTTTAGACGAAAAAGCTCCTGTCATCATTTCATCTGCTTCCGGTGCTATTGCATCATTTCCTGACGGTGCGGACGATATGCCGCTGAAGTCCCTGAAGGTCGGGATTGAGCCTGTGCAGGATTTACACGGATACGATCATCCGTGGCCTGCGGGGGGTGGGAAGAACTTGCTGACAGTACCGAACGCAGATTTTACATTAAATGGCGTGAGGTATGTTTCAAAAGACGGGGTTATCACGTTAAATGGGGTGTCCAGCTTAGAGACTTCTTCACGTAATGAAGCATTTAAGACTAATTGGAGTTTTTTGCTTCCGGCTGGAACATATTATTTTAGTAGAGGGACATTTGAAACACCAACGTATTTGCTGGGGGTAGTAGACGGGGCCGACACGGTAATTGCGACAAATAAGGGGTCATTCACGTTATCGGAACCAACAACTGTCTGGCCCGGATTCTATGTTTACAAAAGAACATATAATAACACTGTTCTAGAGTTGCAACTTGAAACTGGTACGGCTGAGACTGAGTTTTCTCCTGTGTCCAACATCTGCCCCATCACCGGATGGACAGGTGCGAATGTGCAGAGGACTGGGAAAAATCTAATACGTCCGAAATATGGTAACCGGATATACGCAGGAATAACCTATACTGTAAACGAAGATGGCTCTATTACGGCTATTGGAACAGCAACAGGGACAAGCTGGGTTACAGGAAATATATCAAATGTACCAGACCTTATGACATTGATTCCGGCTGGAACATATCGCATAACAGGCGGCAAATCATCCACAAAAATTGTTTATTTACGTGGTAAATACATAGACAACTCAGAAATCCCGTCAGGTTATGATACAGGGAACGGAGCGTTATACACATTTACAAAATTTGCTTATGTTTATCCACAATTACAGATAACCTCCGGCGAAACCGTAAATGAAACATTTACAATTCAGCTTGAACCCGGCTCCACCGCCACCGCATATGAACCTTATCAAGGCCAGACTTACGATATCGAATTTCCTTCTGAAGCCGGGACCGTATATGGCGGCACGCTGAATGTGGTAAGCGGAGAGCTGGTAGTGACTCATGGAGTGAAGTTCCTTGATGGCTCAGAAACTTGGATATGGCATAGCGGAACCAATTCATTAGCACGAACTGTGATACCAAATGGTGTAGTTACAGATGGCGTAACACAATTCAATAGTTATACAAAAAATAGCACATTGAAAGACAATCCATGGGCTGGAAGAAAAAACGGAACCCTCGGAATGTTCTACGGTTTATCTTCATTGTACGTGAAGCATCAAGATATAACCGATGCGGAATCAGCAAAGGCGTTCTTCACCGCAAATCCGACAACTGTTGTCTATGAACTCGCCGCCCCCATCACCTACCAACTCACCCCGCAGGAAGTCAAAACTCTGTTAGGCCAGAATAACATTTGGGCCGACACGGGAGACGCAGAAGCAGAGTATCCTGCTGATACGACGTTGTACATCCAGAACCTGACCAAGCCGACAGAGGACGATATGACGGCGAATGTTGCTATCACGAGCGGAAAGTTTTTCATGATCAATAATCGCCTATTTTTGGCTACAGCGGCGATTGCCGTAGGAGCAACGATTATCCCCGGCACCAACTGTTCAGAGTTATCTCTGGCAGATGCACTCAACAACATTAATTCATAAGGGAGGTATTAAAAAATGAAGTACGCTATTATTCAGGTTATCAATGGGAATTTCTCCGTCTATGCCGAAGGATTTACCGACATTGCAAGCGCAAAAATGACTTTCCACGGGTTGTGTCAGACGCTTTGGAACGCGCCGGATGTGATTAGTGCCTATGTAATGATTGCGGATGAACAGTTGGATGCGGCAGAAGGATACAAGGAATATATCCATCACGAACCACAGCCGGAACCTGAACCTGCACCGGAAGAGCCGGAAGAACCGACAGCGTGATGATTTAAAGTTCACTTTAAATTACTTGGATGCCCTGCCACGTCCGAATGCTTACGCTGAGTGCGTGGGCGGTTGATGTAGGACGGACGGGGTAGCTCGTGAACTTTAAATTACTAATTGAGGTTTCCCGATTAGCGCTCGTTCGGGTGTAATAGGCTCGGTTATGCCTTCCTCAAAAAATTTGAACTATTATATTGACGCACAAAGGAAGTGATACTTTGATTCTTACGTTTCAAGATTTCCTCGAAGCTCAAAGCGACATAAAAGGATTTATTAGCAAAGCAATCAATCAGCACACAAGCTCCGAAGATTACAAGATTGCGCTTGATGCGGATGAATATGACAAACAGAGAAACACAACAATTTATAACTATGTTCGGACGATATTTACCGGGACTGGTTCGCAGGTTGTCGATTTTACGGCGGCTAACAACAGGATTGCCAGCAACTTTTTCCATCGGCTAAATACTCAGCGTTGTATGTATTCGCTCGGCAATGGTGTATCATTTTCGGATCACAAGGAAAAAGTCATGGTTGACGGCGTAGAACAAACAATTGACCGAACAAAGGAATTACTCGGAGCTGATTTTGACACGGCGTTAAAAGATGGAGCGTATAAAGCGCTTAAACATGGCGTTTCGTTTGGATTCTGGAATTTTGACACGTTATATATTTTCCCGTTGACTGAATTTGTGCCGCTTTGGGATGAGGAAACAGGCGCACTAAGAGCCGGGATCAGGTTCTGGCAGTTGGACAAAGACAAGCCCATGACGGCCATTTTGTATGAAGAGGATGGCTATACCAAATTCCGGGGCGGTCGGCATAACGGAAGTCTTAATTTTGATGTTGTGCAGGAGAAAAGAGCATATAAGACTAATTTCCGGTACACCGAAGCGGACGGCTTGGAGGTTGTCGGCGTAGAGAATTACGGAAGGTTGCCGATTGTGCCGTTGTGGGGATCAAATTTGCATCAGTCAACTTTGGTCGGGATGCAAAGAGCTATTGATAGTTATGATTTGATTCGGTCAGGATTTGCAAATGATTTGACAGATTGCGCCCAGATTTATTGGATTTTGTCGAATTGTAGCGGCATGACAGAGCCAGAGCTTGCAAGGTTCCGGGATCGGCTCAAAATCGAACATATTGCAGTTGCGGACACGGAAAACAGCGCGGTTACTCCGTACACTCAGGAAATTCCTTTCCAAGCGCGGCAGACATATCTTGATAGTATAAGGGCGGGTATTTATGAAGATTTCGGCGGTCTCGATGTCCACACGATTGCGGCTGGTGCGACTAATGACCATATTGATGCGGCTTACCAGCCTCTTGATGAAAATGCTGACGATTTTGAGTATCAAATTATCAAATTTGTTCAGCAAATCCTCTTGTTGATGGGGATTGAAGATACTCCCGTTTTCAAGCGGAATCGGATTTCCAACCAGATGGAACAGGTACAGATTGTCAGTATGGAATCTCAATGGCTGGACGATGAAACGATCCTTCAGAAGTTGCCTAATATTTCGGTGGATGAAATAGCGAGTATTCTTCAGCGAAAAGGGCTTGAAAATCAGGACAGATTTTCCGTGAATTTGCCTGATTATGAAGAACAGGAAGAACAGACAGAAGAAAACACGATTTAAGCGGCTTATTTTGCATTCTAAGGCGGGCCTGGTGTGGCAGTGGTATAAATTATCATTGAAGCGGCAGACGCGCCTTAAAACGCATTTAAAGGGCATTTGCGGAGGTATGGCGATAAATGGCTACACCGGAAGAGATATTAGAGAAGAAAATAAGGGAAACATACGCACAAGCGGCGCGGGAGATACGGAAGAAAACAGCGGATTTTTGGGCGGCGCACAAGGTCAAAGCGGCTCAGATGCTGGCAGATGTAGCGGCGGGAAAGATTACACAAGCAGATTACCAGAAATGGCTTCGTGGGCAAGTATTCACGGGCGAGCGGTGGAAACAAAAGCTTGACGATATAACCAAGGTCTATGTGGACGCAGACAAAAAAGCCCGGGAGATTATCGGCGGCACGACTAGAAATGTTTTCGTGGATATGGCAAACCGTACCGCTTATGACATGGAAAAAGAGCTTCGCGGTGGTGTTAGTTTTGATTTGTATGATGGGAAAACGGTCGAGCGGTTATTGAAAGATAATCCGAAAATGTTACCGGAATGGAAGATTGACGAACCGAAAGACTACATTTGGAACGAAAAGCGAGTGAGAAATGCAGTCACTCAAGGAATTATCCAAGGGGAATCTATTCCTGATATTGGGAAAAGATTGTTTAATGAACTTTCGGCTCAGAACGCCAGTAAAATGGATATGTTTGCCAGAACGGCTGTAACGGGCGCGCAAAATGCGGGAAGAATAGAGCGGTTGCACGAAGCCGAAGAAATGGGCATTGAGGTAAAAAAACAATGGATTGCAACACGTGACCAGCGGGTTAGAGATACTCATGCTTATTTAGACGGTCAGATTGTCGGCGTTGATGAACCTTTCAAGGTTGACGGAATGGAAATAGATTATCCCGGTGACCCGTTAGCGCCGCCTGAATTGGTGTATAATTGCCGTTGTACGTTGGCCTACATTTATCCAAAATATCAGAAACAAAAACGTTGGGAAGATCAAACCACGGGCGAGGAATTACCATTGAAAACGTTCTCAGAATGGAAAGCGGAGAAGAGAAACGAAAAGCCGAACAATGAAACCGATTCAAATTTGGAGAGTGGAGAACAGACGGAAAAAGTGCTTTCTTCGCTCCGCGCTTCTTCAATTCAGCGTTTGGAGGTCAAACCGTTTGAAAATGTTCCATCGCGTGATGAAATAGTAAACCGCCTTGCTGGTGGAGATATGACAAAGGGTTCTTGTTCGTCCCTCAGTTTTGCATATGCTGGAAATTGTGCAGGGTATGATGTTCTCGATTTTCGCGGTGGTGAAAGTTTGGGTAAGTTTAGCAAAACTGGGTTTATTGTTGACATTGCACAAATGGAGGGTGTACAATCTTCTGTGCTCAGGGCTAGCAACGATATAAAAGCTGTCGGGGAATTGGTTAAAGGCGTTGAGCAAGGAAAAGAATATATACTTGCAACTGGTTCTCATGCCGCAATCATTCGGAAAGTTGAAAAAGGCTTTGAATATCTTGAAATGCAATCAGATAAAGATAGTGGATGGCATACGCTTAACAATGATGTTCTTCGTTGGCGGTTTGGGTGCAAACGTTCCCACACATTTTACGGTCAAAAGTTAGAGCTTCCAAACGTTTTGATTGATGTTGATTCATTGGGGAAAAATGCTGGATTTCAAGAAATGTTGTCATATATAAACACAAGCAAAGGCTCTCAGCAGAAAGGGGCTTTAGGGCATGAAAAATGAACGAGCATTTTACAAAAACAAATCAACTGATATTATTTGGTGGATAGATCAAAGCGGAGTAATTGGGGAATTTTTGTTTTCATTTGACAAAAAGAAAATATTTAATTTGTTTGCAGATTATCCAGCGAAATTGAACAAGGAAGAGAAAAAGATTTTCGACAGGGAAAATCCAGAATGGGCAAAGTTTTTTAAAGATCGGAAGTGAAGCAATGGCTATAGTAGTATTTGAATCTCACCTCGGTGAAGTGTTGGATGCAACACAAGAACAAATAGCAAGAGCGGCGGAAATCATTGGCGGTATGGCTGAAAGTTATGCAAAGAAAAACATCACTCAACAGGGCGCAGTTGATACGGGCAACCTTCGTAACAGCATAACACACACAATAGAGGATAACGGGAAAACGGTTGTGATTGGATCGGCGGTCACATATGCGCCTTATATTGAGTTGGGAACGGGCAAATATGCGGAGGGTGGTGGCGGTAGACAAACGCCTTGGAGGTATCAGGATTCCAAAGGGAATTGGCACACGACAAGCGGGATGCCAGCACGGCCTTATTTGCGTCCTGCAATTGAAGAGCACAAGCAGGACTATCGAGAAGTGCTTGAAACAGAGTTAAAAGGTTAAAAACAACGATTTGTTCCCAGAAAATGTGATTTTTCCCGCAAAATAAGCGGTTAAAATCGCATTTTTTGTTGTTATGTGTTCTTTCGCATTCTAAGGGTCCTACCAGCGCGCCCAATTTTGTATGAATATTTGGTCATTTGATTTCGTGCTTGAGATTCTACGAAAAATCGGCCAAAAACATGGTTGATTTTGTGGACAGATTTTACATTATGTTTATTTGGCGTTCTAACGGGGTTTCTATGCGTTTTAATTTTTGATGTAGGAATATTCATTTAAAATTCGAGAGGCAGGTTCTACGCAAAATTGCATTTTTTCATGGTAAAAAACATGGACATTTTACACATTGCGCAATATGGTTTTGATCTCAGATCATCCAAGACAATGTAACAAATGGGTCAAAATTACACAAAGTTACAATCTCGTTTTTAAGAATCAATAATAGGAAGCGTTACAAAGTTACACTGTTACGGCACAAAATAGATGACATATAAAGTGAAAATATAAAAATATTTTTTTATATTCGCGTATAAGGAAAAAAGTTATGTAACAGTGTAACATTGTAACACACTATCACTATATATATATTTATCAAGGGGTTTCGGGCTTTTGGAAAATTACAAAATTTTTTATGAGGATGTAACGTATGTAACAATTGGATGATTTTGATTGACAATTTATTGACAAGTCGGGCCTTGTGTGCTATGTTGATTTCACAAGCAAAAGAAAGTGCTTGAACCAATAGCATTGAGCGAAAGAAAACGCTCCGAAGAAAAGGAAGGTGCTAAAAATGGCGGTGACACGGAGTTTCTTAAAGGGAATGGGCTTGACCGATGAACAGGTCAGCGCAATCATTGAAGAACATTCCAACACGGTTAACGGGTTGAAGGAAGCGCGGGACGCTTACAAAGCGGATGCCGAAAAGGTGGCAGGGCTTGAAAAGGAAATTGAAACGTTGAAGGCTAATAATGGCGATGATTGGAAAGATAAATACAATACGCTCAAACAGACCTTTGACGATTTCAAAGCCGAGACGGCGAGCCGGGAAAAGTCCGAAAAGATCAAGGCGGCATATACTCAGCTTCTTAAGGCGGCGAACGTGGACGAAAAGCGGATTGACGCTATCCTCAAGATTACGGATTTTTCTGACAAGACGCTTGACGAAAATGGAAAATTTACGAACGAAAGCGAGCTTGCAGAGCAGATCAAATCTGAATGGGGTGCGTTTATTCAGCAGACCGGGACGAAAGGAACTCAGGTGGAAACACCGCCCGACAATCACGGCGGGGCAACAATGACGAAAGCGGACATTTATGCCAAGGATGAACACGGGCGTTATAAGATGTCTACGGCTGAACGGCAAAAAGCCCTTGCAAGCAATCCAGATTTGATGAAGAGTTAAAGAAAAAGAGGTGTAAAAATGCCAGCTCAGAATGTTGAAAGTTTGACTAGTCCTCGTGACAGTTTGCCGAACGTTTATACAAACGTGACGGCGCGGGAAATTGATTTTGTTACTCGGTTCGGTGATAATTGGGAGGCCCTGCGGAATATCCTCGGGATTATGCGCCCCATTCGGAAGGCGCCGGGTTCTACCCTGATTTCCTATACTGCGGATGTTACGTTGGAAAGCGGGAGCGTTGGCCCCGGTAAAGTGATTCCTTATAGCAAGGCCACTATTGTGCAGAGCGCAAAGGCAGATCTGACCATTGAAAAGTATGCCAAGGCTGTACCGATTGAGGATGTAAACACGTATGGCGCAGAAATCGCGGTTGAAAAGTCTGATGATGCCTTCCTTACTAAGCTTCAGAACGTTGTACTCGGCAAGTTCTACACTTTCCTGAACACGGGGTCTCTGACTGGTACGGCGGCTACTTGGCAGGCGGCTCTGGCCAAGGCTCAGGGTGAAGTATTGAACAAGTTCGCAACGATGCAGAAAGACGTTACCGAAGTTGTTGGATTCGCGAACATTCTCGATGCGTATGATTATCTCGGCGCGGCTGATATTACCGTACAGACGCAGTTTGGTCTTACCTATATCAAGAATTTCATGGGATACGGTACGCTGTTCCTGCTTCCTGCGGCTCAGATTGCGCGGAATGTGGTTATTGCTACTCCGGTCGAAAACATTGATCTGTATTATATCGATCCCGGCGATTCGGATTTTGCGCGGTTGGGTCTGCAGTATACTGTGCAGGGCGAAACCAACCTGATTGGTTTCCATGCACAGGGCAATTATTCCACGGCGGTTGGCGAAGCCTATGCTCTGATGGGGATGGCTCTTTGGGCTGAATACCTTGACGGCATTGCCAAGATTACGGTCAGCGGAACTTAATGTATAAGGTTATACACTCGTTCTACGATTTGCAGGACGAGAACAGGGGCTACCTCCCGGGGGACATTTACCCTCGGGAGGGGTTGCCTGTTAGTGCCGAAAGATTGCAGGAATTATCCACCGACAAAAACAGGCGGGGCTTCCCTGTGATTGAAAAAGTGGAGACTGCGGAAACAGTAGCGGAACAAGGAACGAAAACCCGAAAGCGGGTGAAGAAGGATGCTGACTGAAGTTTGTGATTTCATCCACAACTATTTCGAGATTTCCCGGCACGATGGGGAATTTGAAATAGCAAATGGGCAGATTGATCTTGAAGGATTGATTTTAGTCGGCCAGCGGTTCCGTATTTGTGGATCGGCGTTGAATGATGGTATATACACTTATAGAGTGGATGGCATTTATAACGATGACGATACCGAACTTGCGGAATTGACGGACGAAATATTTGAAGGCATCATTTACGGAATGGGCGGCAGAGGTCTTCGCGAAGTTTTAAAGATTTCGGAAGAAATCACGGCTTGGCAGGAAAAAAATCGAACAGCTCTTGAAAGCCCGTATCAGTCAGAAAGTTTCGGCGGGTATTCGTACACGAAAGCGGTTGGAAGTGGTGCAAACGCTGGCGGCGCGCTTAGTTGGCGTGATGTTTTCGGTTCCCGGCTTAATGCGTATAGAAAGATTTCTTGACGGTTTGGAGGGGTTGCTGTGTCGTTGATCGATGTCATGATGGAAGATTGCACGATGCTCGACAAACGGACTGTTTCTGATGGCATGGGCGGTTTTACTCATGAATGGGTTGAAGGTGCAACCTTCCGGGCGGCAGTTGTCAAAGATAACACTATGGCGGCACGGGTGGCAGAAAAACAGGGCGTTACAGAGCTTTATACTGTCACGGTGGACAAAGGGCTTTCTCTCCAATATCATGATGTTTTTCGGCGGCAGTCTGACGGGGCGGTGTTTCGGATAACATCGAATATTGTTGACAGCGAAACACCGTCTGTGGCTACGTTCCAGATCGGTCAGGTAACTGCTGAAAGGTGGGAACTGACATGATGAATACGGCGTTGGCATTGTACCAATTCTGGTCTGGGTTTGAATTGCAAGCGGCAACAGTTGGAACGGTGCCGGATGATTGGAAATTGCCGTATATAACTTATAGCCTTGTGGAATCAGAACCGTTAGAACCAACGACACATTATGCTCAATTATGGTACAGGGACACAAGCAATACGGAATTACTTGCCAAGGTGGATCAGATTAAGCAGGCAATCGGGGACGGGGTTGTCCTTGAATGTGACGGTGGTTATGTTGTGATTCGCCCATCTACTCCGTTCGTCCAATTAATGGTGGATGAAGATCCGGCGAACAGGTATGCTTATTTCAATATGCAACTTAATTGTTATCACAAATAAAAAGGGGTGTTAGGTATGGCGGCTCCGGGATTAACTTCTCCGATCAGGACAGAAGCGTTTCAGCATCTTCAGCTCAATGCTGGGATTTTCTTAGTAAATTATGATTATTCAAGCATTACAGATGCGACGGCGTTAAAAACGGCAATTAATACTGTCAAAAGTGACCAGACAAAGATTTTAGGCGTGACTCGTGGCGGCGGTTCGTTCACGGTCACACGGGATATTAGAACGCCGGATGTTGATGGGATGCGTTATCCTTTCAAGGGTGCGGATTTTGTGGATTCGGTTGACGCTTATCTGTCTGGTACGCTTTTGGAAGTTGTGCCTGAAAATATGAAAATGCTTCTTGGCACAGGAGAAAGCGCGACAAGCGGGAAAAAGACCACGATCAGGATGCATACTGCCGTAGAAGATGCGGATTATATTGATCATCTGTGTTGGGTTGGAGATTTGGCAGACGGGCGGCTTGTTTTGATTGAACTTGACAATGCGTTCAATACGGCAGATTTTAGTCTTACGTTTACTGACAAGGGCGAAGGTACTATGTCTTTTGAATTCCACGCCCGTCAGGAAGATGTGGACGATTACGATTATGCGCCTTTCCGGGTTGTGTATTTTGACCTTCCCGCTTGATGGTGAGTGTGCTATAATGGGGTGGGGGAATGGGATCCTCACCCCATTAATTTTAGGAGGATGAAACATGAAAATTTCTAAAATGTCAACAGATCAAGCCGCTGATGTTCTTGTTCGGATAGCTGAACCTGTAACGGCTATCATGGACGATTCAAGAGTTATTGATATTTTGAAGGAAATTTCTGAAATGAAGAATGTTCCTTATATAAAAGTATTTGTGTCTTTGGTGCCTAAAATCGTTCCTCTTGCGTTGGAAACTCATCGTGATGATTTGTTCGAGATTGTAGGTGCATTAGATAACAAGACGGTTGCTGATGTCAAAAGTCAGAACATTCTTAAAACAATCAAAGTTTTTCAGGAAAGCATTGATAAGGATTTGATTGATTTTTTCGGTTCTATCGGCAGTCAGGAAAAGACAGCCGAGAACGAATAATAATTTGCCTTATAAAGTATGGTTGGCATGGTTTGAATGGTCTTATTGGATTGTTAAATGATGATACAGAAGACCGACTTCATAAAATGTATACGGCTGATTGTTTGGGGATGATTGTTAGATGGGTTTATGGGGTGGATGATTTCAAGTTATATTCTGATTATGTTGTCAAGGATGAAAAACCAGCGGAAACAAAAGAACAGGTTTTAGATAAAATCCTTGGTTTGTTGGATAAGGTTTGAAAGGGGGTTGCAGGATGGATCTTTTCAATTTGGCGGCAAAGCTTACGCTTGATTCAAGCCAGTTTGAAAAAGGGGTTTCGGACGCCAATAAACAGGGACAGGGTCTTGCTTCGTCCTTTTCTAGTGTGTTCGGTAAGATAAAGAAGTTTGCGGCGGGAGCGTTATCTCTTGCGGCACTCAAAAAAACTGTTGGTGCGGTTGTTGAATTAGCAAACGCCACGGCTGATTATGGTGATAGAATCGATAAGCAGTCTCAAGTCCTCGGATTGAGCAGAAAAGCTTATCAGGAGTGGGATTATATCCTTGGACAGAATGGCGCCAGCATTGACAGTTTGGGCGTTTCTATGAAAACGTTAAATGCCGCCATTCAGAGCGCAACGGAAGGAAATGAAGAATATAACGGGGCGTTGGTTAAGTTAGGGTTAAATTATGTAGAGCTTAACCAGATGAGCCCTGAAGATAGGTTTGAAGCGGTTGTTCGAGCGTTCCAGAAAATGCCGGAAGGTGCGAAAAAATCAGCCTTGGCTATTGAGATGTTCGGCAGGAATGGCATGGAACTTTTGCCGTTACTCAATCAGAGCGAAACAAGCATTGACGAATTGCGCCAAAGGGCTGAAGAGCTTGGTCTGATTATGAGTGATGATGCCGTAGATGCCGCTGTTGTTTACGGTGATTCATTGGATGATTTGCACCGAACATTTGATGCTTTTAAATATGCAATCGGGGCGAAAATCCTCCCGGTTCTTACAAGAGGGATACAGGGGATCACTAATTATGCTGGCAAATTAAAACGGGCATATGATGCGAAGGGGTTTGCTGGCGTTTGGGAAACGTTAGTCGCTGATTTCAAGGCAATTAAATGGCCTACATGGGAAGAAGTCAAAACGGCTGTTGTCAATGGATGGAATTCTATTGTTGATGGCGTAAAAGGGCTTGCAAAGCTTGTTTTCGGTGAAAACGTAGATGGGTCTATAGATTGGCCTACGTGGGAAGAAGTGGGCGAAGCAATAGGCAATGCTTGGAACGGCATAAAAGAAGGGGTTGCCAACCTTGGTACAACGATTGGAAAGCTCATTTTTGGTGGCGATGGAAATGTTAGCACCGAAATAAAGTGGCCTACATGGGATGAAATAAAAGAAGGAGTAACAACCGCTTGGAAGGGAATTGTTGACGCAGTTAGCCAACTTGGAGAAGGTTTCGGGCGTGTTGTATTTGGTGAAAATGTAGACGGCACAATAGACTGGCCTACATGGGATGAGATTAGTGAATCTGTCAGCTCGGCATGGCAGGGAATTGTTGACGGCGTTAAAAGTCTCGGAACGACAATAGGCAAGGCGGTCTTTGGGGAAAATGTAGACGGATCAATCAAATTCCCCACATGGGACGATGTAAAGTCAACAATAGAAACAGCATGGCAGGGGATTGTTGACGGATTTGGTACTCTTGCGAAAATAGCGCCAGCATTGATTGATGCCGGCGAAATGACTTCTAAAATTAGTTCATGGTGGAATGATGAAATTGTTCCACAACTTGGCGGTATATTGAATTATACGCTTGGATTGTTCGGTCTTCCTTCAGTTGAAGAAATGGCAACTGCGATAAAAACATGGTGGGAAAATGTAAAGAAAAGCGTTGGAAGCCTATTTATGAACGCTGGGGTTAATATTGTTCAGGGGTGGAATTCGCTTTTCGGCGGCGGTGGCGGTCAGGGAGGAGGAGACCAAGGTCCGCACATTAGTGAAAGCCCCCGTTTCGCTAAAGGATTGAACTTTGTTCCATATGATAATTTCGTTGCAAATTTGCACCGTGGGGAAACGGTTCTTAGCGCATCTCAGGCCAGACAGTACAGAGAAGGTGGAAATGGTTCACTCGATATTGGAGGGCTTTCTACGGCCATAGAAGCGGCAATAAAGGCAGGTATGGAAGGGGCTACTGTAAAGAGTTATCTCAATGGTAAAGACATTTCAAGTGATGTAAACCGTAGGCAGATGCGAGAGATTAAGGCGCGGAGGTATGCGAGATGACAAGCAGATATAATGCTGTGTTGAATGGTGTTTCCTTGAATTCGATCAGCCAGAAGATTCTGATTCTTGACATTTCATATTCACCAACGCGAATTAATTATAACCGATATGGTATCGCGAAAAGAAAAGGTTCTAGAATTTATCAGCAGGAAATTGATTATACTGATGTTGTTGTCTCTTTTGCGATTAGGGCGTATAGTGTGCAGGAAAGACAGACAATTTGTAATGCAGTTCAGAAATGGGCCAAGAATGGTGGGATATTTCAGACTAATGACAGGCCAAACCAGCGTTTGCGATGCGTGTTGACAAGTCCTCCGACAATTACAAGTGTAATGAGATGGACGGATCCTATTTCTATGACTTTTACAGCTTATAATCCTCCGTTTTGGGAAGAGGTTACACCCGTGACTTATTCAATGTCGAGCAATGGAAGCGGGAGCATATATGTCCCTGGGAGTGTAAATGGCTCATTTTGGGAAGCGAATATTACTCCAAACAGCTCTACATTGACAAACATTGAACTTACTGCAAATGGGAATATTATGACATTAGAAGGAATTTCTGTAGCGGCTGGTTCAACAATTAAAATAACATATGATGATTATATGATACAGCATATTGCGGTCGGGTCTACTTCGCTTTTAAACAAGCGGCATGGCGTGGATGACCTTCCCGTATTGAGTGGCGAAACAAACAGGTTGCAAGTGCAAGCCAATACTGCCAGCACGGTTGTTTTTAAGGCAAGGGGGACTTGGTTATGATTGTTTACGATATACCACTTCCCAGATTGTTGAAAGAATCGGGAGAGACGGAAAGAATTATTCAGCCTATTTCGGTTTCTATTGATTTAAGAATTGTTCCATTATCTTATGCAACTATCGAATTGCCGGAGGGGGAAAACCTTCCTGCTCGGTCTTATGTTGAATTATTTACAACCATGGGATCAGCAGGGATTTTTCGCGTCCGTGCACCGCGCGATTCTTACGGGGGAGATAGTGGAACGGCAGAGTTGGAACATTCCATCTGTGAAGTAGGGGATTATCTTGTCATTGGCAAATTAGACGAAATGAAAGCCGCAGATGCCGCAATGCGGTCTGTTTGGTCGCATTACAAAGGAAATAAATGGCAATTGGGAACAGTTGCCGCATTAGGGTCGGGCAAGGTTGCATTACAAGCGAATTATGACCGGGTTTTAGATGTAATGCTTTCAATCCTTGACCAAAAGCCGGATTGTATGATGACATTCGATTTTACAACGTCCCCTTGGACTGTAAATATCGTTGAGCGTGGAACGACCATAACCGCAGAGGGCAGGCTTTCGCGAAATGTCGAATCTGCACAAATTGTTTATGATGATACTGATTTGTGTACAAGGGTATATTATGAAGTTCCTGCTACAGAAGATGCTTGGACAGATTATTTCTTAACTTTTTCTGAAGCTAAAACTTATTCGGCTGGTCAGTACGTTGTCAAGGATAATAAATTATACAGATTGCCAAACGGTCACCGAAAAAATGTGACATGGGAAAATACTACTAAAGAAGCAGTTAAAGACAGTCCTACAACGGCATGGACGCATAAAGATGCATCTACATTAGACACTTATGGCTTAATTGAGCGAACTGTTATGACGGGTAGCGATTATTCATTGCAGGAAGCAAACAAAGCCGCTGATGTCTTTTTGGATAAGCATAAAGAACCAAGTGTGAGTGTTAGCATTAGCGCAGAGGATTTATCCGCTATTACTGGCGAAGAATTGGACACATTCGAGTTAGGAAAATTGTTCCGGTTGGTGTTGGCTGATTATAACATTACAATTGAGCGAAATATAACAGCGTTATCGTGGGATGATGTCTATGGCAGACCTGAAGATATTACAATCACTCTTGCAGACGAAGAAGATACAACTATAACATTTCTTCACGATGTTGATAGTGGTGGAACTGGCGGTGGTGGCGGTGGCGGTGGCGCCAAACAACAGGATGATGTTTGGAAAGAATACCGTACTGACATTCTGAAAAATGATTATCGCATCCATTTGCTTGCGGAGCGAGTAAACGAAACAGAAGATATTTTACAGCAGGCTGGAATATATATTGATTCAAACGGCGTATTGATTTACGCCACTGATAATGAAAACAATATTGGTTCAAAACTTAATGTACTCGCCGACCGTATTACTTCGGAGGTTTCACAGTTTGAAAATCAAATATCTGTGCTTGGATCAAGAATCACGCAGACCGCAAGTTCTATAAGAGCGGAATTGTGGAATACACAACAAGATTTAAGATCGCTTATTGAACTTACTGCGGCACAACTTCGCGCGGAATTCCAAAGCAGGGATGAGCAAATAACGAGTTACATTGAGTTCACGAGCCAACATCTTTTTGTTCAGTTTAGGGATGAAATAAACAGCAAATGGAGCGAATTTGAGCTGACAGCGGACCATATGTTGGCAAGATTTCGTGATGATATTAACCAGCTTACTGGAAAACTTACTATCACAGCGGAAAAGACGGAGAGTTATCACAGGGATTCTATTAATAAATACGAAAGCTGGTTGACGCACACAGCTGGAGAGATCAGCGGCATCATTCGCAGATTGGACAGCATCGAAGGATCGGAACTTATGCTTCACGCCGATGAAGCATGGATGCTCGTTAACAATGTTTCAGTCACGCAGGACGGCAAGGTCAAGTTCAAAAACGGCATCTACATCAATCAGAATGGAACCTATGTAGGTGTTTTTACAACAAATGGAGAAAGCAGAGAACTTACTGCCGGATTAGCAGTAGAGTTATTGAGTGACGGAACTACCAAGACCAAGATCAAAGCTGATTATATAGACTTTTCCGGCTATGTAACCATGACAGACCTTGAAGCCAATTACATCAAAACAGATGAGCTTGCGGCAGAGATCAGCAAAATAACAAACCTTATTGCTCACAATGTTGCCGCAGACAGGGTTACTTCCATTGGGTCAATTACTGGCCTTACCGTTAGTGCCGCTCAAGGATTATCAATCGGCGGGACAGACACGGGGACACGCCTAAAAGATGCGTTTGTCAGCGTTGAAAAGACAAGCGATTCCTCTGGAAGCGTCACGTTGAGGTTCACGAGTGCTTCAAACGCCACAAGTGATGTAACTTTTAGCAGAGCCGGGCTAATAACCGGGAGTTGGTCCGGCGATACATTCACAGCTTCGCTGTCAACTACCGGGACAACCTCTGTATCGACTAAGGTTATACTCACAGCGGATGGGGCTGGCGCCACCAACTTTTCTGTTGTAGCAAGGGACAATGCAGGACAAACCGGGAACACAATTACCAGCTTGCGTATCTATCTTACTCTTGACGACACTCTAAAAATTGTAAAAGCGAGGGCTGGGAGTGTTTCGGGGTCGTCATATGCTCAGATTGATGTTAGCAGTTTATACAATAGCGGTTATACCGCAGGAGAAGATTCGGTTACACTTTCCACATCAGGATGGATGAATGGAGCGAATGTTGTAAATGCAAG